TTTTGCTAATGGAAATATATGAATGAGGCATCCAAGTAGCGATAATTTTGGCAGGCGTAGTTGCGTATAGCTTTGTAATTATTTCCAGCTCTTCTTCAGTATAGGGTAGCTTTTTATTTTTCATTACTATTTCGTTGGTGTCACCGTTATGCTATTCTTTTTCGCTTAAAATAATCTTTGCAATTTCATCATCTTTTTCGCTTAGCCAAATAGTTGGAAATTCACAAATAGCATTTTCCCAATTATCGTTTTGATAAGCTACTATGATTTTCTCCTTACTCACATACGACTTCGTTTTATTCGTATCAATCTTACCGTACTTTTCAGGGTAGTATTTTTGATAGAGTTCTAGTATTTCTATAATCCGATTAATCCATACTTTATAATCAATATAAAAAACTACTCTTTTATTTTCCTCCATCTTACTTTTTATTAGACCTAAATAACTGATAATCTTCGCGCTTCTTTTTTTGCTCTAATATATCTCTAATAATTGTTTCATTATCTTCATCTAGCCATTGAATGTCAATGTAGCAGTAAACATCTTCGTAATTAGTGTTAATATCACTTACCGTCAATGTATTTTTATTATTAAAAATGAACACAATATCCTCAATGCAAATGTCCGGATATAACTCTGGGTCGTGTTGATGAAATAGCATACATATTTCTATGATTCTATTTCTTAATTTCTCATGTTCAATGAAATACTGTTTGTAATCGTTCATAAATTTAGTTTTAGTTGTGAAATATGATTGTTGTATCTTTTTTCCTGTGCCTCAAAATATTCTTTATCCAATTCAAAAGCCGTAAAATCAAAACCCATTTCATAGGCTGCTATCCGACTGCTTCCAGAACCTAAATGAGTATCAAGTATTTTATCGCCTTGCTTTGCGTAATTTTGCAAAAGCCATTTGTAAAGTGCTACGGGTTTTTGGGTTGGGTGAATCCTGTTTTCAGGGCTTTGTTTTCTGAATCCATTCCAAGTCCATTTAAATTTTCTTACAGCCGTTTTAAAAGAACAACAAGCAAGCTCTCCATCGGCAAAATCTCCATATCCATCTTTATCCCAAAATAGCCAACAAGGTGTATTTGCATTTGGTATATTTTCGATAAAATGATTTGCTCCCCAAATTATCTGATTTTTTGATACCCTTTGCAATTCAATAAAATACTCTTTATTTGGTGTTTGTAAATCCCAGTCACTGCCTTTGTATTTTTTTTGAGTGTAATGCCTGCTTTGCATTCTTTTTTCATTTGCCTCACCAATCCCATAAGGCGGGTCAACAATCGCCAAATCAAAGTATTTGTCTGGATAACGTGCCATGCCTTCCATGCAATCCTCATTCGTAACCTCGCTTATAAAATTATTCATTTGCCTTTTTTAAAAAGTAGTAAGGATTTTAACCCTTACTACATAGAAACACTAATACACTAAAACACTCAACTAGAAAGCTCCTTGTTATTGATTCTTTTTGGCATGATAATATTTTAACTGCCTTTCTTTTATTTTCTCCTTATTTGCCTCGTAATATACTTTCCTTTTAGCTAGTAATTTTGCTTTTTCTTCTTCGGTAAAGTTATGATACTCATCTTTCCGATATTTGTTATATTTCTTTCTTTGGTAGTCGGAAAGTGTAGTGTTATATTCCCTTTTTCTTGCAGCATCCATAATTAAAAAGGTAGTTCTTCGTCAAGATTTAATTTAGTTTTTAATTCCTGTACGGCTGGATTATTTATAGGATTGTTATAACCTATATTAGTTTCTATATTAGATGTAGGAATACCTGCTGCCGTTGGCTTACCACCAAATTCTAAAGAATTAACCATGCACCTAATAACTGCTTCGGCTGCTCCAGTGTTTTTGTTTATGTAGGCGTTAACTCCTCCCGATCCTTCTACGACTACAAATGTTCCTTTTAAAATATGTGGCGCAAGTTTAGTACCACGTTCACCCCAAATTGAACAAGTAATCCAGACTACCTTCTCTGATGGATTTGGGCCATATACCTTTTCCGTATGCGCTACACTAAATGAGCATACAGTATTATCGCCAACGTTCTTTACTTCAGCATCATTGCCTACTCTTCCGCTTACTACTAACTTTATCATATTTTTTTATTTTAATGCAATTATACAATAATACAAAAGTAGGTAAAATTATTTAACAAAATACTTTTTAATAAATTAAAATGTATATTTGTCAAAAAAATATTTAAACATGACAGTAAGGAAGAAAAATGTAATGATGAATGAAGATGTTCATTGCGCACTCTTAGAAATGAGGATGAGGATTTACAAAGAGAAAGGCGTACTTTTAACAATGGAGAAGGTTATTACCTATCTTATTGAAAACAAATTAAAGGAAGAATGCCATTCATAAGGAAGTCAACGCCATCAAGAATACATAAGGCTAAGTTACAACGTAAACCAACTGGTGAGCAAGGCAACTATAATAGTGCATGGGCTAAGATGTCGCGCTCTTATCGTCGTGCCAATCCTTTGTGTGAATGCTGCTTAGTGCGTGGTATAATGACAGACATAACTCCAGGCGATTATAAAGGCTGTGTTGATCACATGATACCCATTACAAGAGGAGGAAGTATGTACAACCTTAGTAACTTGTTAGCGTTGTGTAAAGAGTGCCATGATTATAAAAGTACAGAGGAAGGAAAGGGAATCCCACCTGTCTCAATCTACATGGATAGTGACGGTAAGATGGCACCACGTGACAAGGCTGAGGTCATAGCATGGTTGAGCAAGGTCATAGCTGAGAGGGCACGAGAAAGGGCGAGGAAGGCAGGAAACGACGGGGGAGGGGATGAAACACGTCGTTTTTGAGGGAATCGAGTAGTCCCATCGCCACGCGTGTAAATTCAATCCCTATAAGGGGGTTCGCATTGAATCCCAAATAATTCACAAAACACACGAAAAATGCAAAGCAAAAGCAATAAGACAAAAGCCCTTCAGGGTACTTTGAATGTTTCCAGAATTAAAACATTTACACCGGGTGAAATTGGTGAACCGATGTTTAAACTTGATGCTGGCGAACAAAGAATTTACAATCGAATCCGCGAACATTTACACATTCACAAAGCAGGAAAGCAAGTAGATGAAATTTACCTTTCAATAGCAGCGCGGGCAATAGGTCATTTATTACACAATGCTGATTTATTGAGCAAAGACGGTGCAGTTATGGTTCATCCAAACGGTGCAAGGCAGGTAAGTGCTGAATGGACTGCATTTAAGCAAAGTTTTGAGTTATTTCTTGAATTATCGAAGACTTTAGGGCTAGATCCGAAGTCAAGGTTAACTTTAGAGTATTTTAGTAATGGAAGTCAGGAAGAGGAGGATGAAATAGCAAAACTTTTAAAAATGAACTAATGAAAAAGAATATTTACGAAATATTGACCTTTATCATAGTAGTTAGTATGATGATAACGGCTTTATCTGTGCCATTTTATTATTTATGGAATTGGTTGTTTATAAAATTCTTTTGGTTTGATTATATTGACTACTTAGAGGCTATTGGATTTGTTAGCTTTCTATTTCTATTTCGATTTATTGCCATTGAGGTTAAAGCGACTAAATGAAATTTATTGAGGATGTTGTTTCGGGAAATTTAATATTAGGCAATTATGCAAGATTAGCCGTTCAAAGACATTTGAATGATTTAAAAAATAAAAAATGGGATTATGTTTACTCCGAAGCTCACGCTAACAGGGCTTTTGGTTTTATTTCTGCACTTAGGCATACTAAAGGCGAATATGCTGGACAACGGTTTAACATACAACCATTTCAAGAGTTTTTTATAAAAGTCCTGTTTGGTTGGCAAAGAAAGAAAGGAGGTAGGCGATTCAGGAAGGCTTATCTTGAAATAGCAAGAAAGAACGGTAAAACAGAACTTGCTGCTGCCATTGCCGTATATTGTTTCTTATGTGATAACGAAACGGGAGCGGAGGTTTATACGGCTGCAACTACGAGGGATCAAGCGAGGATTGCATTTGATACGGCAAAAGTATTTCTTAAGTCACTAAAGGTAGATTCAAGAACATTTAACAAGTTAGTTAATGTTCTAAAGTATAATTGCAACGTACCATCTACTAACTCTAAATTTGAAGCCGTATCTGCTGATGCTAATACCCTTGATGGCTTAAACCCACATTTTGCAGGCATAGATGAATATCATTCGCATAAAACAAGTGACGTTTTGGAGGTGATGGAAACAGGTATGGGTTCAAGAACGCAGCCATTACTTTTAATTACGACTACTGCAGGGTTTAACCGAGAATCACCTTGTTATCAATTTAGGAAAGTAATGGTTGACATTCTTGAAAAAAGGAAAGTTGATGAATCAGTATTTCCTTTACTATTTTGCTTAGATGAAGGCGATGACTGGCAGAACAAAAAGAATTGGACAAAATCCAATCCTAATCTTGGAGTTACTCCATACATTAGTTACATGGATGACCAATTTCAAAAGGCATTGAACGAAGGGGCTGCAAAACAAATACAATTTATGACTAAGAATTTGAATGTATGGACAACTACCTCCAGTGTTTGGATATCCAATAGTTATATTGAGGCTACGAGATTAAAACTTGATGATAATATACTTTATAATAAAAAGTGCTTCGCTGGATTAGACTTAGCATCCACTCGAGATATTGCAGCTTTAGTTCTTTGTTTTCCCGTACAACAGGGAATTGAAAAACCACATATAAAATCGTATTTCTTTTGTCCTGAAGATAACGTTAGGGAAAGATCTCTTTCGGATGGTGTCAACTACATCCAATGGGCTCAAGATGGTGATATTGTTATGACAGACGGCAACGTAACCGACTACGACTTTATAAAAGCTAAAGTCATTGAATTAACGGCAAAGTATAAAATAGAGTGCATAGCTTTTGACCGATGGAATGCAAGCCAACTTGTTATACAGCTTACAAATGATGGTGCAACTATGAAGCCATTTGGACAGGGTTTTATTTCTATGTCTGCACCAACAAAAGAAGTCGAAAAGATGTTTTTATCAAGTGAGATAACACATGATGGAAATCCAGTAATGGAGTGGATGATGTCGAATGTTATGCTTAGATTTGACCCTGCAGGAAATATAAAAATAGACAAGGCAAAGTCAACTGAAAAGGTAGATGGGCCCGTAGCGATGGTAATGGCATACGCTCAAATAATGGTAGAGGATAAACCAACTATTTATACCTCTGGTGAACGACAACAAGGTTTATTAATGTTATAGAAATGTACCTAATTGAAAAACTAAAAAATATCAATTATGGAAAAGTTAATGACTAAACAGGATTATGCGAAACAAGTTAGGCAAATTAATTCAACCGATGGATATTTCAATAGATTTTATGAATTATCGGGAGAATGTCGTACCCATCAAGAAGCATGGATAAAACTAGAAGAAGAAAGAGATACATTTGGACTTGATGAAAAATATAAGACTTACGATAGTTTTCGAAAAGCTAAAAGCCTTTACATGGTCATTAGGTTTGTGTAACCTGTTACCAAAAATCCATAACTTCATACTTATCTGATATATATTTGCCGCATGGGAATATTTAACTCCATGCGGTCTTTTTTTTCTAATACTCGTGCAAGTATAGAAAACCCTAGCACTCCTTTAAACGGTGATACTTTAGGCGCGTTATTTCAGCGAGGTTCTACGGCTGGTGTGGCAGTCGATGAATATTCAATTATAGGACTTCCTGCGTTTTATCGTGCCACTCAAATACTTGGCGGTGTAGTTGCCTCTATTCCATTTGATATTATTGAAAAACAAGAGGATGGATTTGTAAGGATTGCAAAAGACCATCCTAATTATAAGGTAATTTCTCGCGAACCTTCGGAGTTATATACCTCACATACTTTTTTTAAGACAATGGTGCTTCATTATTTGTCTCATGGTGCTTTTTACGCAGCCATTAATAGAAATAGCATAACTACTAGAATAAATTCATTTACTATTCTCAATCCTACTAAAATAGAGATGAGTTATAATAGTAGGAATGAACTTGTATTTAAGAATAAAGAGAATAATAAAACATACAGGAGCGAAAATATAATTTACATTCCCAATCTTGCATGGGATGGAGTTAAGGCGTTGTTAGTGCCAGACATTCACCGTGACAATTTTGGGCTTGCATTAGCTAATAGAAATTACGGTGCCAACTTTTACAAAAACGGTGCGCACTTAAACGGAGTTTTAAAACATCCTGGTAGATTAACTAATGAAGCGTACGACAGATTAAAAGGTAGTTTTAACCGTGCTTTTGGTGGAAGTCAAAACGCTGGAGGTACTGCCATTTTAGAGGAAGGAATGGATTTTCAAAAAGTTGGGCTTAATCCTGCCGATGCTGCATTTAATGAAACTAAGAAGGCTACTATTTCCGATATAGCACGCATTACAGGTGTTCCGGGTGTTTTGTTGGAAGATATGGATAAAGCAACTTTTGGCAACATGGAACAGTTAAGCCAAATGTTTGTAAATTATACCATTATGCCTCTTTGCGAAACAATAGAATCGGAGTTTAATAGAAAGATATTTTTTGAAGTTGAAAAGGATAAATTTAGTACTAGATTTAATCTTGATGGGTTACTTCGTGGTGACGTTGCAGCGCGATCATCTTATTATACAACGATGCGAAATGTTCTAGCGATGTCACCTAATGAAATAAGAATTAAAGAGAATATGAATCCTTACAAAGGTGGAGATAGTTATGAATTGCCTTTAGCGTCTAATATAAAGATTGAACCATCTACCGAAGGAATAGCACACGAGAAAGGTGAAAGTAGTATAGATATTGAGGATGATAGCGAAGAAGAAATGAATGGTAAAGAAAATTCTAAAGATTGATTTATGCCATACAGTAATTACCCTCAATCAGCTACTAATGCAGCAAAGAAAGCTTTAAAGCATAAAGAAGATAATGGCAGTAAGTGTGGTACATCTGTTGGTTGGAATAGAGCAAGGCAATTGTCAAACAAAGAGGCATTAAGTGAGGATGAGGTAATAAGAACATATAGTTTTTTAAGTCGTGCTAAAGTGTATGACCAGGGCAAATATTTTGATGAAGATGATAATGAAATATGCGGTTCAATAATGTACGATGCTTGGGGTGGTTCAACTATGTTGCCTTGGGCCGAAAGAACAGCTAATAAAATAATGGACGAAAGGTCAAAAGAAGAAACAATGGAAAAGAGAAGTATAAATTACGAGTTTCGCGCTATGCCTGAATCTCGAACAATAGTTGGCACTGCTACGGTGTTTAATTCTGCTTATGATATGGGCTGGTATGATGAAGAAATGAGTGCAGACGTATTTAAAAATTCTGATTTTTCTGACGTCGTAGCTTTATTTAATCATGATGCTAACATGGTTTTAGCCAGAACAAAATCAGGTACCTTAAAATTGAATCTTACTGGAAATGCTTTAGAGTATTCTTTTGAGGCTCCAAATACCTCTTTAGGTAACGACCTTTTAGAAATGGTTAAACGTGGCGATGTATATCAATCTTCATTTGCATTTAGTGTAGAAGCCGAAGATTGGCAGGAAAGGGAAGGGATGAAACCAAAGAGAGTTATTAGAGGCATAAAAAAAGTATATGATGTTTCACCGGTAACATATCCGGCTAATCCAGATACAATGGTAGCTAAAAGGAGTTACGATTCTACAAAGGAAATAGATAAAGATTTACTTAAAGTGATTGATATATCAGTTAAATCTGAAATTAATATACAAAACGAGTTACGCAGGAACGCCCTGCATTTATTAAATTTAAAAACAAAATAATGAACTCTAAATTGCTGAGAGAAAAGCGGGCTTCCGATTACGCAATAATGGAAGACTTGCAAAAAAGAGCATCAGCCGAAGGACGTCTAATGAATGCCGAGGAACTGGCACAATGGGACGCTGCCGATGCTAACTTTAAAAATTATACGGAACAGATTTCAAGACTTGAAAGATGGAACGAAATTAACACTGAAGAAAGAGGTGCTAAAAACATTGAGGACACTATCGCTGCTTTGCCAACTGATAAAAGAGAGATTGTAAAATCTCCAGAATATCAAGTAGCATTCATGAAGGCTATCGCCAAAAGAGAATTGACTAGTAAAGATCAATCTTTGCTTAAAGAAATGAGAGGAACGGCAACCATTACCACGTCTGAAAGCGGTTTGGCTGGTGGTTTTGTAATTCCTTATCAATTCTCATACGAGCTTGAAAAAACAATGGCTTATTACGGTCCAATGTTACAGGTATCTCGTGTAATTACTACTCCGCAGGCAGGTACTTTGTACTACCCAAAAGTTAATGATACCGGAACAACTGGTTCATGGCACACTGAAGGTGGAGCGGTTACAGTTCAGGACATGACCTTCACAAGAGAGACTTTTGCGGCTCACGTTATTAATACATTAGTGAAAGTGTCTGTTGAATGGGCAAATGATGAGTTTGGTTTATTAAATACAGAGTTACCTATTATGTTAGGTGAGCGTTTAGGTAGGGGCTTAAATACTGCATTTACTACAGGCGATGGTTCTGGAAAGCCTACGGGTTTTGCCGCTAACACTACTCAAGGTGCTGTATCTGCGAGCCAAACTGCCTTTACTGCATCGAATTTAGTTGACCTTATTCACTCTGTGGATATTGCTTACAGAAATAGTCCATCGGCTGCATTCATGATGAACGACACTATTTTAAGCGCCGTAAGAAAACTAAACTTAGATAATAGTAACACAACATTGTTCCAACCATCATTAAGAGACGGTATTCCTGATAGATTGTTGGGTTATAATTTCTTCATAAACAATGATCTTCCTGCAACTCAGGCAACTGCTGCAAAAATTGTTTATTTCGGTGATTGGTCAAAATACCTTATTCGTCAAGTATCTAACAATGTCTTAGTGCCATTGCGTGAAAGGTTCATGGATGAAATGGAGTTAGGATTTTTACTATACGCGAGATATGACGGTAAACTTTTACAAGCTGCTGCCATTAAGCACCTAGCCAATAAGTTGACTTAATATATAAAAAATGGGATGGGTAGCAATATCCATCCCTTCTTTAAAAAATATACAATGGCTTGGAAAGTAACGACACAACCATCTTTAGAGGTTTGGACATTAAGCGAAGTAAAAAATTATTTGAAGGTAGATACTTCTGCGGACGATACTTTAATTACTACTTTGCTACAGTCGGCTCGTGAAGTTGCTGAAAGGTATCTGAATCAGGCGTTAATTACTCAAACAATAACGGAAAAATTAGATAGGCTAAATAAGCCTATTATTTATTTATCCGTATCTCCCGTTATTTCGGTTACATCTTTTCAATATGCTGATAGCCAAAATACAACACAGACATATAATAGTAGTAATTACATTGTAGATAATTTTGAAAAACCTGCCAGGCTATCTTTAGCTTACGGCAAAACATGGCCAACACTTTACGGTAATATAAATGATGTTACGATAGTTTATACGGCTGGATATGGAGCGGCTGCATCTAATGTACCTATGCAAATAAGACAAGCCATTTTAATGATGATAGCGGATGCCTACGATAATAGAGAGGATTATGTAAAGAAATTACCAACAGCTTCGGAGTATTTACTTGATCAATATCGCGTACAAATATTATAATGAGATATAATAAAAAAGAAGAGATTGGAAAACTACGAGAAAGAATCATAGTACAAAATGTTACTAGGGCTGCCAGCACTACTGGTTTTGGCGTTGAAACATGGGTTAATTTTGTAGAAGTTTGGGCGGTGGTGGATTACAAAGGAATAAACAAAGAAGAAGTTGAGGGAGGTAAAATAACAGCCTTATCTCAAATAAGAGTTACCTGCAGAAATAGAACTGACATAAACGAGCAACAAAGAATAATTTGGATGAACAAATATTACCAAATCGAAAATATACAGATAAGTGCTGATAATATGTATTTGCATTTATTTTGTTCATTTGCTCAAAATTACGCGTAATGTCAATATCAAGAAGTAAATTAAATAGGCTTAGGGCGCTTGAAAATGAGACCCAAAAGAAAACAACTAAAGGAGGTAAACTATTTAAGATGTACAACTTTGCTAAGTCTGTTACTGAACTTGATGACATGATAAACAAGGTTACAAAAGAAAAGCGAAAAGAAATATCTGACGCAGCCGCACCAATCGCTTTAAAGGTTTATAAATCTTTTGTTCCACGTTCCAATAAACCTCACAAGTTTTATTCGCGTGGAATGGATAGAGGTAGCGGACCTAAATACCACATTGAACCAGGCAACCTTAGACGTTCTATTCAGAATATTTCAGATAGAAAGTCTTGGAGGTCTTTGTTGACTTCTGTAGGCCCTTTATACAAAGATGCTGGTATAGATGTTAAATTAAGCAGCGAAGATAAAACAGACGGCTTTTATGCTCACATGGTATTCGGTAGTACAAAAGCATGGATAAGCAAAGTAAGAAACAAGGCTGAAAAAGGAAGTAAAAACGCGGTGATTAATAAAATGTCGTCAATGGCATTAAAATATATGAAGGAGTTTCCACGTCAATTTTGGGAGTTATGATAGGAAAAGTAATATACGGGAGATTATCTACTGATACGGCTGTGACTAATATTTGCGGCTTATCTATTTATCCAGACATTGCACCTCAAAATGTGCAATATCCTTTTATTGTATATACGATAACAAATAGTACTCCTGTCGATTATAAAGACGGACAAAGTAATTTAGAAGAAATTAATTTACAAGTTGATATATACACTAATAATTACGATACTACGCAGACGCTTGCAAATAATGTGCGTAATAGATTAGATAGGTTTGTGGGCACGGTAAATGGAGTATCGGTACAAACTATCAATTATGTTAGCAGTGATTCTCAGGTTTATAACGCTGACTTAAATGTTTATTGGATGTCAGTTGATTTCATGGCAAAAATGAAAAGATAATATGAAACTAAGACTTTTAAAAGAATGGAATGGAAAACAACCGGGTAACACTGGCGTATTTCTTTCGGAATATGGGGAACAAATGATTAAGGATGGTTTTGCGGAACTACTTGACGAAGATTTTGTAGTGGAAGATATGCCAAAAAAAGAAGAGGTAAAACAAGAGCCTGTTTACATTCCTATTCCTGTTCCTGCGGAATATTTCCAAAACGAAGAAGAAGAAAATATTACTAAACCAAAAAAATAAATAAAAATGCCAACTACTGGAATAATTAATGGTACGTTGATGCGACTATACAAAGATAGTACTGCTATCGGTTACGCGACATCCTGCCAAATGAACATTTC